CTACAGTTACAACAGGAATTTGAGATGCGCTGCCATATGTTCCGGCAGTAACACCCGTGTTCGCTATGTCTGCCGTAATACTTAGATTACCATCTGTTGCAGTGGCTGTACCAGTTACATCTCCAGTTAGTGTAACTTCTGTTTCTGTAGAAACATGGAAAACTGATCCATCACCAGTTTCTAAAGTTATTGTATTATTAGCAGCAGAATACGTAAAGTTATCTACACCGGCAACTGGAGTTGTTGTTGCGTTTGTGATACGACCGTCTGCCGCAACCGTGACAACTGGAATGGCTGTTGCAGAACCATATGTATTTGCAGTAACACCTGATGCCGCAATGTCAGTTGCAACAGAAATCGTTCCTGTGTTTGAAGTTGTTGTACCTGTAACATCGCCAGTAAGAGTAACTGTTAAATTAGATTTAACTACACCATCGACTGTAATGTCTCCTGCGAAAAATCCATTGTTTGCGCTAATATCACCAGCGACGTCCAATGCATCAAAGCCAAGTGTATTAATGTTAATTGAATTTGCAGTAAGATCTTCAACTGTTAGATCTTTAAATTCATTTAAGTAGATATTATATATTGTACCATCACCAGTTGTTAATGTCAACTGATTATTTGCAGAATCCCAAGTAAAATCATCAACACCTGCAACAGGAGTAGTATTGGCAGAAGTAATTCTACCATCAGAATCTACCGTAATAATTGGAATGGCTGTAGAAGATCCATAGGTGTTTGCTACAACACCCGTGGCCGTATTAGTGAAGTTGGCCCAATCTAAATAATAAGATCCTTGCTGGCCATCTAGAAGATCTGCATCTAAACCTGAGTTAGCACCATCAACTCCCGAAAGAAGTGAGAGGATAGCAGCCGCATCGAGGTCTGCCGAAACATCTACAATAGATTCGGTATTTGCAACTGGATCATATTTTTTGAAGTAAAGTTTACCATCAGCCGTGTTAATTGCTACCTCACCCAGCTCTAACTGGGCAGTAGTAGGCACACGTCCAGCGACGGCACTACGCTTTAATTTAATGGTTGACATATGTATGTCCCTTTGTTATAATACCTATATAGGTTACAAAATAATAATAGTTGTTTCTTAGAATGTTCCTCCATCAATCTCATTAATAGCAATAGCAACTTGGCCGGCAGTGACGGTTGTATCTACACCATCTGTACCGGTGAATGTTAGGCTCGTGCCGAGAGTGATTTCAGTATTCGCACCGTTTTCATCAACAATCGTAAATGGTTTTGCTTCTAGTACATCATTATTTATTTCAAGCGTAGAATTATCTACATTAACAGAGAACGTTGTTCCTGTCAAGGTTAAACCATCACCACCAGAATATGTTCCCTCACCTGAGAACTGATACCAACTTACATCGTCTGTTCCAAGACTAAATGTTTCTGCGTCATTAACAGTTGCAACATATCCAGTACCTCCATTTGTGGTACCGTCAGTTACAGATTGGAAAGATCCAGGAATTTCTGATGATTCGTTAAAGTATTCTCCTCTAGTAAGTACCCAAGGAGTTCCACCACTACCAACCTCAGTGACTTCATATGAGCCATTTTCTTCTGCGTTGGTTTGATCTTTAACAAGTACTCTATCTCCAACATTCCATGAAATGACGCCATCTACAGAGAAAGCCACATTAGTGTTGGCTGTAAGAGTTCCTGCACCGTTATTATATATTGCACCTAGATCTACTGTTGTTGCGGCAAGAGCTGAAGGAATAACTCGTAGACCTTGTACTGTATTATCTACATAAGATTTATTGGCAGCATCACTACCAGCTGTAGGTGCAGCAACATTTGTAATTCTAGAGCTGTTGACATTTAATTCAAGAGCTGTTCCAGTACTGATTGAAACACCGTTAGCTTGAAGTTGCAGATTTTGCCCGTTGTCTACATATATTCTTCTATCTGCACCTGATCCACCGATCTTAACATCAGATGCTTGTACTACTGTTTCAACTTGAATATGTTTAAGGAATGAGTTTGTACCACCTGGATGCAAGAAATATGTTTGAGCATCAGCATCTACAAATCTTTCAGCTTTAACATCACCATTTTGTACAACCCAATCACCAGACTGTTTATCAGCATAAGCTGCAAAGTTGAATGTCTGATCAAGGAAACCTATCTGCCCGCTTGTAGCATAGATATATGCAGAAGAAGACGCTCCATCTTTCATCTCAATTTGAGAATATGCTTGTCCTTCTCCAACTTTCAAACCTTTAATAATAGAGGTTCCGTTTGGATCCATGTAATAGGCGTTGTCGTCTGAATCGTAGTATCTTGGAGCAAAAACGTTACCAGTAAATACTGCACCTGAGGTGGTAGAATATCTTGTATCTAGGTATGCATAATCTAGAATAAGATCTGGGGCAGATCCTGCTGACTGAGTATGAGTAACATTGATACCGCTGTTATTAGCAGAAGATGTAACGTCGTTAACGTAGTTTGCAGTAATCGTAACTGGGATTGTAACATCACCGGCTTGTACTACTGTATTTGAACCACTTACATCCCCACCTAGATTAATATCAAAGTTTGTAACTTCTGCATAAATTTGGTCGTTAGCATCAATGTTAAAGAAGTTGATACCTTTGTTAAGACCAGCATCCTGCCCATCCATAAACATAAGACCAACAAGGTCATGCACAGTTTCTGTAAAGTCAGGAATCGCGTTAGCTTGAAGCTCAACCGGAATCTCTGTAGCAAAATCGATACGACCGTCTGCTGTAACTCTAATACGAGGAGTAAATCCGTCATTACCGTAGATGCCAGTAGATCCAGCCATTGGCTCAGTAAGGCCAATCTCGAAAGAGTTGTTTGCTTGATCTGGAACACCTTTTATTTCCAACTGATCTTCAGTGAAAGTAATCGTTGGGCTTTGAATCAGGTTAATATAGTTGTAAGTATTTGCACCGTTATCACCTGAAATAATATTCAAGTTGGATGTAAATGTATCGACATAAGCTTTATTTGCAGCATCGGTGGCAGCAGTAGGAGTTGCAACATCAGTGATTCTATTATTGTTTACACTGATATTTCCAGTGGCATCAAGATTTAGATCACCCGTAGATGTGATTGTAGAATTAGCAACTATGTTTGTTCCAATGGTAAGTTTCTTAACACCGGCTGTAAAGAATTCTAATTCATCATTGTCTGCATTTGGAGATGATTCGGCAGTAATCTTTGTATCTTGGTCGATGTCAATTACTGAACCAGCAAGACCCGCCCATGCTACTCCGTCGTAACCCTCGAAGCGAGAATCATCTGTGTTATAGCGTAACATACCAGTTACTGCTGACGGTCTTTCTGCTACAGTACCAACTGGAATCTTAACGGCACCTGTTGTGTCAATAGTAATAACTTCATCACTACTGTCAAGTGTATCTACAAATAGTTTGTTCCAATTTTTAGTGGTAGAACCCAAGTTGTAAGTTCTATCTGCATCTGGAATTAAGTTACTTTCAAAATCAGCAACCACTTGAATGGCATCTGTGTTTGCATCACCAATAGTAATGTTACCGCCGATATTAACGTTTCCAGTTACATCAACATTTCCATAAAAATAAGCAGTATTTGAAGAATCAATTTTTGCAGCAAGTGTTCCGCCAGTAATAAATCTTAATTCGTCATTATCAGAGCCAGGTGAAGTTTCAGCTGTAATTTTTGTATCTTGGTCGACATCAATAACGCCTCCCAAACCAGACCAAGCTGTTCCGTCATATCCTTCAAACTGGCCGTCTTGATTATTAAAACGAATCATACCTTGAACGGCTGTTGGACGTTCTGCAGTATTTCCGTTTGGAATTGTAATAGCGCCTGTTGTATCAATTACAACATTAACATTGGCAAGCATTTGAGTGGAATCTAAAAGAAGTGTTTGTGTTCCACCAGTAAAGAATTTAAGTTGATCGTTATCAGCACCAGCACTATTTTCTGCAATAATTTTTGTATCTTGGTCAACATCAATAACACCACCAAGTCCTGACCAAGCAATACCATCATAACCTTCAAACTGTCCATCAAGAGAATTAAAGCGAATCATACCTTGAGCGGGTGTTGGTCTATCGCTACTATTTCCTGATGGTAAAGTTACTGCACCAGTTCCACCAATTTGCAGAATACCGGTGTTGGGTGTAATAGAATTAATTACTTGGCTGGCATCTACGTGGAATTCTGTGCCTTCTAATGAAAGACCGTTACCAGCAGTAAATGTACCAACACCTTGGAATTGAGTCCAAGTAATATCGTGAATATCGAGTTGGAATGTTTCAGCATCTGATACTGTCGCTACCCAACCAGTTTGCCCGTAAGTATTACCATCTGTTACAAACTCATACGAACCAGGAACATCTGTTGCAGTCAGGTTAAAGAATGCTCTTCTAAGTACCCAATCAATGAGACTAGAACCGACAACGTCGATGTTATATGAACCGTTTTCTTCTGGATTATTCTGATCTTTAACGAGGATGTTATCTCCTCTAGACCAGTTTGTAACACCGTCAATATCTAGAACTGCCGTTGCAGGAATCGTAATTGTCGCGCCGATAGTTGTATTACCGGAAGCAAAAGTACCGCCAAGATCTGCTGTTGTTGCGGCAAGAGCTGACGGTCTTACAATAAGACCTTGAGCAGTATTGTCAACATATCTTTTGTTTGCGGCGTCTCGTGGATCTACTGGATCCTCAACAACACGAACAGTTAATTCAAGAGCAACTAATTCGTCAGATAGATATTCTCGCGTTACAACGTCTGTATTTGCTTGTGGCGGTGCAACATTGATAAGTCTATTATTACTAAATGAAACGTCATTGTTTGGACCTGCTATAGATCCAACATTAGTAAATGACAAACCATCTAGTGTTGATGTATTATCACCTAGATTAAGTGTTGTATTTGCAAAGCTAATTGATTGAGAAGAAATAACGCCGTTGGCGGCCGAGAAGTTTGATGTACTTAACTCAGCATTAGTAACAGCTGTAAGATGCCCAAACTGATCTACTGTAACATTGTTAAGTAGACCGAGAGCTGTGTTATTCGTGTTTGCTTGTGACGATGTATCAGCGTGAGAAACTTCTACGTTTGCTGTTTCTATCTGATTTGGAGTTACAACAATACCGTCTCCGGCTGTTATATTAGCAATATAATTGCCGGTTGTATCTGCACCAAGCGCAACTGAATCTGGTGTTATAAGAGGCTTTTTTTCTCCGGCTGCTACAAGTCTTACTGAGTTTGTTTGGGAGTTAACCTTTAATTTGATAGCCAAGGGTTATACCTCCGTTATAGTAGGAACTACTGTCGCAAGTCCTTCTAGGAGCTTAGACGTTTCTCCGGTGGCCTTCTTCATTAACACATCATATTGGTATTTTCCGGGATTTAAAGTAGCCGTAGTATCTGCTGAAAGTACTAGGGTTACGTCATTATTAGCAGTTTCAATATCAAAATCTACTGCTTTTTTGGACGAGTATAACTTACGCATATCTGCATGAAACGTGATCGTGCTGAGAACCATCTCGTCATTGTCTTCGTCGAATAGCTCTAAGGATAGACGGAAATCTGTACCTTGATCTATATAGATATTTGCTTTGGATCCCATTTTAAATCTCTTTTGCTTTTTTCTTTATTTATAATAAAATGATGGTTTGAAAAAGGGGGTGTTAGCAACCCCCTTCAAAGTCGAGATTTAATCTGCAATTACCCCTTGAATTTGTCTAAATCTTTTTTAAGTTCTTTAACTGCTTCGATGAGAAGACCAACCAAGTTTCCGTAAGATACAGACTTAATTTTATCTTCGCTATCATCTTCAATAACAGCTTCTGGAATGATTTGTTCAACTTCTTGGGCAATGAGACCGATTCTTCTAACATCAGGATCATGTTTCTTATGGAAGTAAACACCTCTCATAGCTTCTACTTTATCTAGAGCGTTAGAAATTGTTTCGATGTTTTCTTTCAATCTAATATCAGAGTTTGTTGTAACGTCACCAGTTGCAGTAAAGTTACCGCCTCCAGATCCCAGACCAAATGTAAACCATGCTGTTCCATTCGCTTGGTTTTCAATTGAGAATTGTTGGACTGAAGTCGTTGCATCAAACAAGAAGTTACCTGTCGCAGACTCGTAACCGAGTTTCATTACAGCGCTAGTACCGAATGTAGCATAAACATCATTCGGGAAGTTCATGTCCGATGTAATACCTGTTACAGCTCCGGATGTTGTTGTGCCATTAACTGTAAGGTTGCCACCAAGCTCTAGGTTTTCAATATAAAGTGTATCTACATCTGATTGATAGTAGAAGTTAGATTCACCGCCTGGGTTTGGACCAGTAGTACCAAGTAGAGGTCTTTGCTCAGCGCCACCTTCAAACATTGCGATAAAGAGTGCAGTATCTTGAAGAGCAGTTGTGTGAACGTTTTGTAGGTTACCTACACCACCTTCGTTACCAAAACCTTGAGTACCCTGAATACCTTGGAAGCCAAGCTCACCTTGGATACCTTGTGTGCCCTGAATACCTTGTGCACCAGCACCAGTGAAGCCTTGGAAACCAAAATTACCTTGAAGACCTTGTGTACCCTGAAGTCCTTGAAGACCTTGTATACCACCACCGCCGTCTGGGCCTTGGAAACCATACCAACCTTGAGTACCTTGAGCACCTTGGCTACCGCCTTCACCAGGACCACCAGTGAAACCTTGAATACCATCAGCACCTTGGAAACCATAGTAACCTTGAACACCTCCGACACCTTCATCGCCGGCAGTACCCTGCATACCCTGTGGACCTTGCGTACCTTGGTTACCAATTGCACCAGCTCCAATAAAGCCTTGGATACCTTGTACACCTTGGTTACCTTCGCCTCCAGGACCTTGGAAACCTTGATATCCATCAAAACCTTGGAAACCTTGAGTTCCTACACCAGGTCCACCTTGCATACCTTGAGCGCCTTGGAAGCCAGGATCACCAGTTTGGCCTTGGAAACCTTGAGCACCTTGGTTACCGTCACCCGGCGTACCTTGGAAACCTTGCGGACCAGATTCACCGTCAGTACCTTGAAGACCCTGTGGACCTTGCGTACCTTGGAAACCTGTACCTGAATCACCTTGGATACCCTGTGTACCTTGCGAAGCTTGAGCACCCTGAACACCTTGCGTACCTTGGTTACCTTGAAGACCAGATCCACCAATACCATCTTGTCCAGCAAAACCTTGAACACCTTGGACGCCTTGCCCAGTTATACCCTGTGTACCTTGGATACCTTGGAAACCTTGGATACCATCTCCACCAAGAACACCATCAGCGCCCTGAACACCTTGTACACCTTGAGTACCTTGTGGACCTTGTGGACCAAGAGCACCTAGAGTACCTGAAGGACCTTGGAAACCTTGTACACCTTGATCACCTTGAATACCTTGTGTGCCCGCACCTGTGAAACCCTGAACACCTTGAGTTCCTTGAGGACCTTGGATACCAGCAGGACCAGGCGAGCCTGGATCACCGACGTCACCAGTTCTAGCAAATGTAATGGTAATATCTTCGTCATTAGCAAATGAACCACCTACAGAACCAGATACGTAAGAAACATCGATGGCAAAATAACCTGAAGCTTCCGTTACTCCACTGATAGTATATAGTTGGAAGTTAGCAGGTGTTTGCTTTTCAGTGATCTTAACGTGACCTTTAATGGCACTTGTGGAATCATCTATAGTTCTTAGATATGGCTGAATGTCTGTGAAGTTATCATCACGATCATCCATCAAAAGAAGTGTAGCAGAAGATCCATTTGCGTTATTAATCTTAGCATAACCAACACCAGGATCTGATGTTGCTGTGTTTGTTGACCAAGTATAATCGAATGTTACACCACCAAAGCTACCTGTAGAACCTTGAGCACCGTCAGCACCTTGGAAACCAAATGTACCTTGAGCACCTTGTGGACCAACTTGGCCTGGGAAGCCCTGCACACCTTGGAAACCAAGATCACCTTGGATACCTTGAGCGGCTTGGAAACCTTGCATACCCTGTGTACCTTGGAAACCGTACCAGCCTTGTATACCTTGAGTACCTTGAATACCCTGAATACCTTGTGGACCAACCTCGGAAGTAGTAATGTTTCCACCCATTGCGCCGTGTACTGTACACTGATAGTACAACGAGTCTGGAGCATTAAATGGAACTCTGAATACTAGCTTACCATTATCTGTGCCGTTGTTTGTTACGCCTGTATTGTATGCAGCACCACCATTAGATACTCTAATCTGGAATGGATGACCTACTGCATTAATATCAAATACGTATGTAAATCCTCTTAGAAGATGCAGATCAGGATCATTTACTCCGTCAATTACATAGTCTGTAGATCCATTATTGGTAACCGTAAACTCACGGGCTCCTTCAAAGCCTTGCATACCTTGGAAGCCTTGAGTACCCTGCACACCTTGATATGCTTGTGGACCTTGTACACCCTGTACGCCTTGAGTACCTTGTGCACCCTGTGTTCCTTGAGTACCCTGTGCGCCTTGAACACCTTGTGGGCCGATAGGACCGCCTGGAATAAAGTTAATGATAGCAAATTCGTCATGTGTATCAACGACTTGTGTTTGCCAGTTTGTAACTGTACTTTCGATATTTGTTACGTCAAAGTAACCCCAGTTTTTAGAAACTGAATCCCAAGTAAAGTTAGAGAATGAGTAAGCAGCAAAATGATGACCGCCAGGACCGTCACCGTCTCCACCTGCGTGTGAAACAATGATATGACCTTTTGGAGTACCTGGGAGTCCAGCCAAATAATCTAGAATCTCGTCAATCTGATTTGAATATTGATCAGAAGGAATATCATCTAGAATAATTCTTGTTGCTTGGGTAGGATCCGAGTTGTTGAATCTAAAGTTATTCGTGCCAGGATCTGATGTAGCGGTACCGCTGTCAAATGCCCACTCAAATGTTAGACCACCATGCTCGCCGTGGGTACCTTGAACTCCTTGAACACCTTGGTAGCCTTGAGCACCTTGAGTACCGAATCCGCCTTGAACACCTTGGGTGCCTTGGCGACCTTGAACACCTTGGTAGCCTTGTACACCTTGGTTTCCTCTAAATCCTTGTACACCTTGTGTACCCTGAACACCTTGAGTAGACTGTGGTCCTTGCGTACCTTGACGGCCTTGTAATCCTTGAGTACCTTGTGTACCCTGCCAACCTTGGAAACCTTGTGTACCTTGAGCTGATTGAGGACCTTGTACACCTTGTACACCTTGCCATCCTTGTACGCCTTGAGTACCTTGTGGTCCTTGAATGCCTTGGAAACCACGATCACCAGCAATATTAAATGCTACAATACAAGGAAGCGAAATATAAGTACCTGGATTGCCTGGCAGATCTTCAGCGACAAAATCTTCCTTTACAGCAGTACCCGATAGGTACGTTACATCCATATCCCAATAGTTGCCATCGTCAGTAAGTTCTTGTATTGAAAAGATAACATATTTAGATGGATTATCACGTAATGTGATTTTCATGTATGCTTTATTAGCAGATGATGAAGAATCAATAGCTGTAAAATAACCTGTTAAATCTACGTTAAACGTATCGTTTTCTGCAATCCAAAGTTTAGTTGCACCGGTAAGTGCTCCTGTATCAGCAGCCGGAGAATTGAAATACATAAACCCGCTAGTAGCAGGAGATGGTTCTGCAAATTCATGTGATACATTATATGAGACAACCATTCCTGAGTCGTCGCCGGGAAAACCTTGAAAACCATACCAACCTTGGATACCTTGGACACCTTGATAAGCCTGTGGACCTTGAATACCTTGAAGTCCTTGAAGTCCTTGTACGCCCTGAATACCTTGTACACCTTGGTAAGCTTGTGGACCTTGAGTACCTTGAGTACCTTGGATACCCTGTGTACCTTGGATGCCTTTATAGCCTTGGATACCCTGAACACCTTGTTGCCCGCGGAAACCACGAGAACCTTGAATACCTTCTTCACCGATAGTACCTTGATTACCTTGTACGCCTTGATTACCAGTAAAACCTTGTACACCACGGAAAGAACCAATGTTTACCCAAGTGTTTGAGCCAACATAGATCCATAGTTCATCATCAGCTTCGTCAATAACACCGTCGCCGATGTTAGGACTTGAAAAAGCGGCGTTCAATGTGGCCTGGGGGTCGCCACCGGCATCTACATCAGCGACAGATCCAATGATTGTAAATCCTGGACCGTAGTCACCTTGTAAGCCCTGAACACCTTGGACACCTTGGGTGCCTTGAGAAGTTGCCGCAGCTGCATCAAAAAGTACCCAGTTAGTACCATCTGAGTAGCGCATCTGCCCAGCAGTTGTATAGACAATAGATCCTTCGTGCGCCGCAGGATCAAGCGTCGTATAATCTTGGGGTACGCCCTGTCCTATAAGAGTTGTGCGACCTCTAAGGCTTCTAAATCTACTCGACATCGTCTTCCTCACTTTGACCTAATGTGAACGACAATGTAGCATCACAAGATAAGTTTGCAGACGCTTTAATTTCCAACAAATCACCTGATGCAAAGAATTGTCCGTTTAAAGGCAAAGCGAAGGTGTCATATGCCGGAATCGGCATGTTTCTTATTACGTAAAATTCCTGGTTTAAGTCGTATCTATGTGTACGTACATCTACATTTACAGTATTTGCTGAGAAATTACATATAATCAAAGGACTGATAACTTCGCCTACACCCGGTTCAACCACATTAGAGCCGCCAAAAACGAGCTCAGGAACTTCGTAGTTGGGCACTTCGATAAGGGTTTGCCAGTTCGTCGTTAATGTTAAATTCTTGGCGACCGGTTTTGCGTCGGGCGCCTGTGATGTTGATATCGTTGTAATTGCCATTATAGTACTGCCCTACTGTTAGAAGCTCTTCTAGCTAGTTTTCTGACCGATGACGTAAACGGTCTACCTTCAATACGTCCTGTTCTACCGTTGATTCTCAGTCCTCTTGCGAAGTACTGGTTGTTCAATTCGTCAGAACCGGACCATCTAATTCTACCACCATCTTCTGAAAGAACAGAAGCGGTAGCACCAATTGCAGCACCAACGTTTCTAAAGTTTAGCGGCAACGCATTTCTGTTAACACCTGCAGATGCGCCGTTAAACTGGTGGGCAATCGATTCAACAAGCGAACCAAATGCCAAGAAGTTTGGTCTCAACACTGTATCAATCAATACGTCGTCAATCAATTCAGTAATCATAGATCTATGTGCTGCGTTAGGTGCGATATTGGTATTTATATAATCTCTCATACGCTCCCAAGCTTTATAGAAAGATACTAGCAAATCTACATTATTTTGATGTCCACTTGCAATCCATCCAGTACCATTCCAGTAATGAATTTCACCAACATAATCGTTATTATCTGGGTTAGATCCGCCTGTTGCTGATACAACGAATGCATCCCATCTCTTTGGATTAGTTAATGCATCACGTTCTGTTAATGTACCAGCACCTTTAAATCTTAGATCTCTCCAGTTAGCAAACGCGCTTGGTGGGTTAAACACTGGGAATACTGATTGTGAATCAATATTGAATAGTGCTGCTGCAAAAGATCTCGTTGCTTTATCCGAACCTTCGATTACTGGGTTCTGTGAAGGATCTGTGAAGCGAAGATCGTTTTGTAGAATATCAATTAAGTTACCAGCATCACGATATGTTTTAGGTAGATCGATAAACTTATATGTTGAAGTAATAAATCTCTGTACTTCTTTCTGAAGCGCAACTTTATTATTCAACAAGATATCTCTTGAGAATCTAAACGCTTTATTCTTCTTGTCTTCCCACATGAAGTCTGGTTGAATTGTTCTACCAAGAGCTTTTGGTGTGTTGTAGAATAGTGCGTTGTAGAAAATCATACCCAAGTCTTTTGCTTGCGCTTGCTGAGCTTCAGATCCCATTTCTGGGCGAAGCTTCTGACCTGGATACTTACCTACTGTAACATCACTTACAATCTTACCAAGTTGACGATAAGATTGAGCTGTTGCAACTCTTGTATCTTCCGGAATACGAAGTTCGTTATTCCAGTAATAGAAGTCTGCGTTCCAGCGAGATGCTAGGTTACCACCGTAGTTCAAATCCCAGCTCATAGCATCAATGATGTAACCTGAGTCACGGCGACACTTAGCTTTGCTGTAATCTACGATAGTAAAGTTGTCTGAGATGAACTTAGTTACATCATCTGCAAGATCACCGAGTTTTCCATCGATCATCTTACCTGCTGATACCTTGCTATCATCAACCCATGCTGTGTTAGGTTCGATAAGCTCAGGAACTGCATCCAATCCATCTCTTCTAATTGCTTCTTCAACAATATGAACCATGTCTGCAGCCCATTCGCCTTCAACTGCTGTCGCTGCTGATGGACCACCTGCTTCACCAGCAACTGCACCAGTAATAATCTTGCTGACGTAGTTTGCCATTTCTTCATAGAAATCAGCAGTTTGTTGACGCTGATCGAATGGAAGAACGCTTGTTGCATTGTCGAAATACATATTAGCAGCAAGTCTTGTAGCATAGTTTGTTTCGTATTGTACGTCGTGTGAGATAGCGTCGAGCATAATGCCCACATCTCTACGACATTTTTCTTTAGGATAACTGATACCTTTATAAGTTGTTGAGATATGGTTAACCATGCTTGTTGTAAGTGCTTCAAGAGCATCGTCAACTTTATCTTTCTCGGTCTTAAATATTGAAGGTACCCAATCCATATTAGGCTCGATACGTGCAGGTAGGTTATCAGGATTGTTATCATCTGCAATATCAGCAATCATAAGTGCAAGATGTTTTGCTTCCATAGCAATCTCTCTTCTTGCAGCCAACGATGACTTGTCTTGCTTGAATGATTGTCCTCTAATAACTTTTACTGCATTGTCTGTCGCACTTACGAATGTATGTGCTCCAGCATAACCCTTAGCGTATCCAGCTTGAACTGTAATTGTTGTTGCTGTTTTAGCATCAATTCTTAGCGGCTTAGCGAAAGAACCATCTGTTTCTCTTGGATGCGAGATTTGTACAGCAGGTGAACCACATTCGAAAGTAATGCTTTCTTTTTCAAACATGATGTAATCACCAACCGCTAGGTTATGAGCACCAAGAGTAACTTCCATCACGCCTGTTAAAGGATTGTATGTAGCATTTGTAGGTGTAAAGCGCTTACCGATTCTTAGATCAACATCTTCGTTGCGGATTACTTTACGCATTACTTCAGCCATATGTGTGAAGGCTTTCTTAGTTGGTTCTCTTTGCTCAAGCGGTAGTAGGTTTGTCATATTAACAAAGTAGATCTGCGCTGCATTCCACATTGCAGAGTTACCACCGTACTGAATATCATGAGAGATCGCATCAACCATGTAACCAGTGTCACGGCGACATTTTTCTGAATCGTACTCAAGATAATCAAATTTGGATTGCAGATGAGAATTAACACCGTTTTGTAGTGTTGTCTTACGTGCTGTAATCTTCGCAACGTCTGATGCATCGGCATATCCTGTTGCGCCTACAGCTCCAGTATCTGGGAACACGGCTGCAGGTAAACCAAAGAGAGAATCTTCAGTAATCATATTAGATACGATATTAAATAGATCTTCTACATCTTGAGCAACCTGAGTAATAACATTACCGAATGCAGTACTTACTGTTTCAGTATTACCAGTTGTAGGTGTTACAGGAAGTTTCAACAAGATTCTTTCGGCAACTGTTGCTACATGTACAAAGATTGCTGCAGTTTCTGTTTTCTGATCTGCAGGTAGAACTGATGTTCCTTGATCAAAGTATAGGCTTGCAACATCTCTCATAGCAACGTTTGAACCGTGACGAATATCCCAGCTTACCGCGTCAACCATGTAACCGATATCGCGCTCACACTTATCTCTTTGCTCAGCTGAAAGAGCTGCCCAAAGTACTGGATAAGTTTGCTCAAAGTATGCTCTACCTTCTTTTTGCAAGAATGTTCTGTTAGCAACCAAGCCGTCAGTTGAGTTACCTTCGCTAACACCAATTCTAGATGTTCCAAAGTTATATGTTAGACCTGATACACCATCTTTCATAATGTTGATGATGTTATCAAAAGCACCGCGAGCTGTTGTAAGAGCAGTGCCTGAAAGCTGTGCTTCGATGTCTTTTCTTACATACTTAATTGCTTCAATAGTTTCTGCAAGTTGGTCATTAATTACTGTGTCTGTTGAAGGATTACCAGCCCTGTAAGCACGACCTGCATACTTACTTGAGTAATCACTATTTGTTTCAACGTCTCTTCTTACAGCGTCGATAATGTATCCAACGTCTCTTGCACACTTATCTTCATCGTATGTAAAGTAAGTATCGTTGATGTATCCAACAACCTCATCTTGGATGAAGCCTTTGTTCATCTGAAGTGCTTTACGAGCATATGTTCTTGATGGCTCGATAAGAGGTGCGATGTCTGTATTTGCAGATGGAAGATTTTTAAGTCTTGCTTCTGGTTTCTGAGTAATATCAAGAGATCCAGTATATTCTGGAATTACAAGACGATCATCTGTAATGTTTGAGATGATGTTAGCCAATCTCTTAGCTTCTGCACCAGTTGCCGCGTCAGCAGGAAGACCCGAAGTATCTTGAGTTAGCGCATTACCTGTTGTAGGTGTAATTGCTGTCTCTGTAACAACATCTTCCATAAGATCAGCGATATGCTCAAATGCCAGTCTTGTAGGCTCTCTTTGATATAGAGGCAGAACATTAATAGCGCCTTCAAAGTAGTATCTTGCTGCATTGATTGTTGCAGAGTCTCCACCGTATTCTAGATCTTCTGAAACCGCATCGACGATATATCCAACATCGCGTGGGCACTTATCTTCTTGATAAGCTAGACCGTTGTATGTTTCTCTAATATAGTCGATAATTTCAGTCTGGTATTTGGCAGTTGCACCAGCAATTTCTTCAAACATTGCGTTTGTTGCTGCATCATATCCTGTACCAGATAGAGTTGGTTCTTTAATAGTTGGTGTTGTTAGACCAGTATTGATTCCATCAGTACCGTATCCTTCGCCTCCACTTACATAACCGTCTGTATCTTCGTAACCTTCAATACCGAATGTTGTTTTGTAATCATCTTCTTCAATGATGTCAGAAATTGTTCTGAATAGTTTCTCAACTTCTGTACCAACCGCAGGTGCGACAGATGGTCTGACACAGTCTGTTGCTGCACTAACAAATGTATGTGCTTCAGCATAACCTTGAGCCGTGCCGACATACATTGTAAGAATATCGCCATCAACCTTAGTAATTTCAATTGGTGTATTGAAATATGGGTCTGTTGCTCTTGGATGAGAAATCTGAGTTGCAGGAGAACCGCACTGGAATGTAATACCATTTTCTGCAATAACAATGTAATCACCAACAGATTGACCGTGGCTTGGAATTGTTAGAGTCATAATTCCAGTTACAGGATTATATGCAGCAAATGTAGGTGTTAGTGTATTAGCATATGTTTGAGTTGTAGCATTTTGCTGTGTTCTTACAACTTCTTGTCTTACCAATCCACCAGCGATATCTGCAATGTAAGCATATGCTTCAGCAGTTACTGGTTTTTCTTGTTCTGCTAGTACACTTACAGCATTGTCGAAGTAAACTCTTGCGTTATTTACTGTTGCAGCATTTGAGCCGTGTTGTACGTCCCATGATACCGCATCGATGAAGTATCCTAGATCTCTTTCGCAATCTGCTACGTTGTAAGAAAGATCTGGATGTGTATTTGCGATCCATGCTGTTACTTCATCTTGCAAGAATGCTTTGTTAGATTGTAGAAGTTCTCTTGCGTCTAAAGTATCTTGTGATACATAAGATGTGCCGAATGTTCTTGAGTTTGCATTGCCTGCACCGTTATTCATGATGTCGATGATTTCATCGAATGCAGCGTCAGCAGCTAGTCCTGCAGCACCTGAAGTAATTGTTGTATTGATTTTACCTTTTAGCCAAGTAATCGCACCAACTGTTTCTGTAAGTTGATTGTTAACAACATTTTCAGCGCTTGCATTACCAGTTCTATATGCCAAACCAGCAAATACTGCGTTAACATTAGAGCCTGTAGCCATGTCACGACGTACAGCATCAAGAATATATCCGGTATCACGAGCACATCTCTTGTCGTCGTATACGAAGTAGTTATCTTTTAACCATGCATCGACTTCAGCTTGCAAGAATGCTTTATTAGCTTGAAGCTGCTTACGAGCAAGTGCACCATTTCTTGTAACTCTTGCTGGTAATTTAACTACAGCGTCATAATCTGCTCTTACAAATGTATGAGTACCTGTATATCCACCTGCTGAGCCAGGATTAACTGTGATTGTATTTGCAGCAACTGCTGTAACTTCAAGTGGGAACTCGTAATTTGGCTCGCCAATTCTTGGATGAGCAATCTCGATTGTTTCAGAAGTCGCAGTATTAACGCATGAAAGTACAACACTTGCCGGTTTAAATTCGATATGATCGTTAGTTGTGAAATCATGAGATCCACCAAAGTCGATAATCATATCACCTGTTGTTGGATTATAATCAACATCTATTGGTGTATGATAGCTTGCAACCTTAGCAGGGTCTGTCCAGTAGATGGCATTTGTATCTACTGAATCAACCTTAGCACTTACGAATGTATGTGCACCGGTATATCCACCAGCATTACCAACATTCATTGTAATTGCAGTATCAGTAACTGCTGAAATACGAACTGGTTTTCTAAATGCAGGTTCGCCATCTCTTGGGTGTGAAATTTCACCAATGTCACTTGTGGTTGTATTCGCACAAGAGAATCTGATGCTTTCATCTGCAAGCATTACATATTTACCAACCGGTAAGCTATGCTGACCAATTTCTAAAGTCATATCACCAGTTAGAGGATCGTATGTGCCTGTGCTTGGAGTAAACTTACCAGTGTAAACTGATGAAGATGTAATTGCAAAAGGTTCTGCTCTTACGAATGTATGCGCACCAGTATATCCACCAGCATCTCCAACATTAACTGTAATAGAGTCTGCAGTTACCGCGGAAATAGTTAGATCAGTATTAAATGCAGGATCTGATGCTCTTGGATGAGAAATCTCGACCGCCGGTGAACCACATGAGAATGTCATCGCACCTTCGTTGATCTTAATTTTTTCGCCAATTCTTAGATCATGCTCACCAATAGTAACAGTCATAATACCTGTGTTTACATTATATGTAGCAGCAGTTGGAGTATATCCGTTGCCTCTTGCATATTCCATATGCTTAATAGCGTCTGCATCTGCGCTTACAAATGTATGTACACCTAGATATCCGTCTGAGATTGCACCAGCATCAATAGCAATTGTATTTGCATCTGGTACATCAGTAATCTCAACCATATTGTTGAAGATTGGATCTGTAACTCTTGGGTGTGAGATTTGTACATTAGTATGAGTGTTGTTAGAACACTGATATGTGATTGCAGTTTCATCAATTACGATGTAATCACCTTTACTTAGATTGTGTCCCACCATTTCAAATGTTGTTCTACCAGATGCTGGATCGTAAGTACTTCCTGTTGGAGTATAATTACGTTTTACTTCAGCATATGTTTTAACAGCATTTGCTTTCGCTCTTACAAATGTATGTGCTCCTGTATAACCATTTGCATCGCCAGCATTAACTGTAATAACATCGCCGGCAACATTTGTAATTTGCATTGGTTTTCTAAATAGAGGATCAGTTGCTCTTGGATGAGAGATTTCAACCGCCGGAGTACCACATGAGAATGTGATAGACTCTTTTTCTACAATAATCATATCACCAATTTCATAACTATGATTTGGCAATGTAAGAGTCATTACACCAGTTACCGGATCGTATGTCGCAGTTTCTGGTGTGAACTTTCTAGCACCGGTATTCATGATACCGATGATTTCGTTAAACGAATCTTTTGATTTTGCGATAGCGATAGAATCTGACATTGTATCAGAAACTTCATCTCTTAAGTGTGAGAACGCTCCAACTGTTTCAGTAAGCTGATCTGTAAGTAGAGTCTTACTTGTTCCACCACGATATGCAATACCAGCTTGGATAGCATTGAAGTTTGTACCTAACTGCATGTCTCTCATTGCTGCAGGAACAATATATTCTTTTGTATCTCTCTGACATTTTTCTGAATCGTAGAAGAACCACTCTTCATCAGCCCAGTTCATCATATAGTTTTGGATCCAAGTACGGTTATGTTGTAGCTTAGCTCTTGCATTACGTTTATCTGCAGAGATTGCAGTGTCGTCACTAAATGTGATTGCTGAACCAAGAACTGCTACTGCGCTATCTTTTACAGATACAAGAGTATGTACACCGTTATATCCTGTAGATCCAACATTTACAGTAATTGTAGTTGCTGTTGTTGATGTAATCGGAAGTGCTGATTTAAATGCAGGATCCGATTTTCTTGGGTGCTTGAGTTTTACTACATTACCATCTGTCGCACAAGTAAATGTGAATCCTTCTGGTTCTAGAAGAATATATCTTCCAACGTCAAGGCTGTGAGTACCTATAGTGATCTCAAAGTCACCTGTTGAAGGTGTATAAGTTACCGCAGTTGGCGTAAACTTGTCACCGTCATTCTTGAGAATACCAATAATCTCATTAAATTTCTCGTAAGCTTCTGCAGCAAATACCGCAGAATTAGCTTGAGTCAACTCGTCTGTTGAAAAACGTAGTCTTTCATATGCAGCAATTGTTTCTTCTCTTTGTGCACCGATTACGTTCTTAGCAGCTTTAAAGTAATATGCATTACCTGCTGTTACAGAGTTATAGTTTGTGTCAAGCATTGTGTCATACTTAACTGCCGGCAAGATAAACTCGCGTACGTCTCTCTTACACTTAGCAGAATCGTATGCATAAAATTCTTCGTTATTATCTAACCAATCTATAAATTCTTCGATAATGAATTCGCGGTTGTCTTGTACAACTTCACGAGCTGCAGTTGCAGGAGCATTACCTGTATCGGTAAAGATAATGTTGTTTGCAAACTCTTCACCATTCTTAAGAATGTTAAGTGTTTCATCAATTGATGTTGAGACTCTATCATTTACTTCTGTGTTTGCATTTCTAAAGATGTGCTCGATAGAATCCTTTAGATGCTCAATAGAACCAACTGTTTCATCAAGCTGTTCATTTACAACAACATATGAAATTGGTGAGCGATAAGTAATACCGTTTAGACGGCCCCAGTAGTTACCCTTGGTTGCAATGTCTAGTCCAGTGTTCTCTACGATGATTCCAGTATCACGGAAACACTTGTCTGCATTATACCCTTGGTAGCCAAGACCTACATCAGAATTCAATGAAGAGGCCGGGTGTGTAGTGTTTGCAGTCAAGAAGTGAACCATATCGTCAACAATTGCTTGCTTGTTCTCTGCAAGAGCATCTGCAAAATCTGTATTAGAAAGAAGAACAGCAGAAGCTGCTTCTGCAGGTTTAACAATTGTTGTTTTACCGCTGGCTCTCATTGAGATGTCACCGAACTGAGAACCTGAGTTGTTCAATGTAACCTGACCACCATCAAGAGCGAAGAACGCCTGACGAGTAAAGATTGACAATGAACCAATACCGTTGATACCAGCACCGTTCTTAGCAACGTATCCTGTACCGTTTTGAGTACGAGGTGTAAAACCAAAACAAAGTAGGTATGTATAAAGTGAGTCAGTATCTAGAACTGCTCTGTCCATAAGCGCACAACCGCCACCACGACCAATTAGTCTGTTCGGGAAGTCGTCAATACCAAGTCTTACGACTTCAGCTGTACCGCCTCTTTGTGCAGTCAGGATGTCGCCTGGTTCTACATTACCTTTAAGGTTGCGAACGTGAACTGTATTAGGTAGATCATCAATATATGAAATAAAGCCTGTGGCACCACTTGAGAATACAACCTCATCATCAATCTCAAAGTTTGCTTGGCCCACAACATTAGTGACATAGAATTCTTGTCCAAGGTCGTAGATTGTACCTTTTGAGTTGAATGGATTAAGTGGAGGTTCAACATCCAAGCGGTTGAAGTTTGAAAGCTGAGAGGAGTCTCTGATATATGGAGATCTTCTCATTAGAGCACCAGGACGATAAACGATAGCGAAACCACCCTCAGGATGATCGAAGTTATCGACCTCGAAGTTCATGTATGAGAAACCTTGAACGTAACAACCAGATCCAACCTGAATGCCGTTTGTTCTTTCCCAACCTGGCTTCTTCTGAATAACTGTTGCATACTGACCAGCTGTAGATGTTAACGAGCAATCATCAGGAAGAGAGATTGGTTCATCGACATAATAAGTGCCTGGTCCGACCGAGATGTGTACAGCGTTGTTAATATCGTTTCTATTATACGAACCACCGGCTTTCTCTAATGCAAGTTCTTCAGCTCTTTTCAATGTTTGTACTGGTCTTAGAAGTGTACCATCATTGTCGTCGTCACCGTCTGCTGAGACGTAAACCTTAAGAGCCTTTTCTGTTTTTCTTGAGAATTCGTCATAAAGTTGACGATAAGTCATTTGCTCTACATCGCCGGTTTTAACATTTTTAAGAGCGAAATAACTATCTTCGTCGATAGGAGCTTCAAACTTTTTGGTTAGATCCATGTCAAAATCGACAAGCTTAGAATCGTCGATTGTTGAGTTAGAGATCAATGAATCTTCAACATTACCGTCTGTAAATGTAGATTTATTTTGTTGTAGCTCAGTTGCAGCAGAATTGTTAATAGTCATATTTTCTGCAACAGTATTTTCCATAGTACCTTGGAATGCACTGTTTGCGATGACTGAATTCTGTACCGTACTTTGGTCAATAGTTGTATTTGTAAATACGTTGTTATTACCAGTGCCGTCTGAGAAATCTGAATTTACTAGGCTTGTGTTATTAGCAGTAGAATCATTTAGTTCTGAATTTGTAATAACAATATTGTTCGCAGTTGTATCAAAGATATTTGAATTACTAATCTCGGTATCGTAGATAGTACCGTTAGCAAAAATAGATCTAGTGATTACAACATTATCGAGATCGGTGTCACGAATATCTGAGTTAGAGATAGCGACATCCCAGATCTGCGTATTACCATAGATCTCTGCATCAAAAATGTCACCGTTTGAGAAGTTCGTGGTGACGATAGTTGAGTTAGACATAAACGCGTCTTCAAGAATAATCTCGTCGATGGTAATGTTTGTAAGAATAAGACCGTTAGCTGTACCTTGATCGATAGTAACGTTATTATACTCTGAATCGTCAATAGTAGAATTTGTAAGAGTAACGTTGTTTCCTGTACCGTCATTAAACTGAGAACCAGTAATGACAGACTGAGACATTGTTATATTGTTAGCAGACGAGTTTGTAATTCTACCAAGATCGATAGTGGTATGAGTAAATACGTTGTTGTTACCAGTACCATCTGAGAAATCAGAGTTTGCTATTTCAAGATTGATACCAGTAGAGCCTTCAAGACTTCCGCCAATAAATCGGGTTGTTTCGATTCGTCCATTTGTGAATGTTGAAGTATTGATAGTAACACTTGTCAAAGTAGAATCTGACATCGATACGTTTCTAATAGTACCGCCGGTGATGGTGATTCTATTAAAAATCTCGTACTGAATAGCTTGAACTAGTTCTTTACGGGTGATGTTCTTTGTGCCGTCATCACCTTGAATCAAGTTAACAATGACAAAGAGGTCTTCCGGTCTTGTATTGGCGCCGGTTATTGGACCTAATTCTGAAATCTTTGACATTCGGTTATACCCTTATAAGTCTGCTGTTTTTCTTTTTATTTATAAAACAATACCGTATCGTTCACCCGGAATCGATACAATAAAATAGCCTTGATCTTTTTCTGTTTTGTGACAAAATTGATGAGATATATCAGTTCTATCTTTCACAATATTATAAAGAGCTTCAGGTCCTCCCCAAACTGTCCAATCATCAGTAATATGTTCATAGTCCGTTCCAGAAGATTTTAAATTATTTTCTGAATCAAAATAATCTATCTTCATGATTCTTTGTTTTAAATTCATATGATAATGTTTTTTACCTAATACATTACCTTGCTTATCTAAATAATATCCAGTTCCCCAGTGCCATTCTTTACCTAAATTGTCTGTAGGTTTATTATGAGTTGTAGTCACGTAAAGTCTCAGATTATCAGTAGTCAACGTACCTAAATCGATAGCAATCAAACCAGTTCGTGTTCCTTCAGGACCTGTCTCGTACAATCTTCTTGGTACTGAAAATCCATACTTTTCTAAAAAAGTATCAATGTCTTGTCTAATTTCTTCTGAGTTATTACGAATGTAAATTACAACCGAATGCACATCTTTGCGTCTAACAAATTCTAATGTAGTTAGGATGCTTATTGGAAATATATCTAATGCTTCATCTAGGATATCATAATAGCCTCTAAAAATATTTGAATCTACCATTAGTTGCCCCCTGTCCCATTAGCCAAAACTAGTGTAATAGTTTGAGTTACATCTGTTGTGGGATAACCTATTCTTCTTATTTCAACAGAAATATCTGCAGATACATCTACTCCGTAATATGCAATACCTGCCGAGCCTGCGTTAGAAGGATCTGGATTTCCCCATGTTACTGCAACATGTTGGTCCAAAGTAATCCATTCGCCCCAAAGATCATTTCTGATTACACCAACAGTTCCTGTAGCAAGTGTTGGCGTTTGTGGAGAGTTTACAGCAAGCGGAATGTTCTGCACAACATTACTGTAATTTAATCTTACCTCATAGCGGTCGCCATTTCCTGTACCAATGTCGTCTTGTAACCAGTCTATTACATCACCTAACGCAGGAACATTACTTCCACCTATGTTTGATAGGTTCTGAATAATTTTATCTGTTGTTCCGTCGCTTCTAAGCTGGAAACCAAAACGACAGAAAGGACCTGTAGTAGTCGTATTT